TGCCATATCAGTTTATCGTAGCCATTGTGATGATGGTTATTTCGATGGCGATGAGCTACTACTCCGCCAAACGAATGAATAAGGGTAACAATAATTCATCACCAGCAAACCCAGACATCCCGACCGCAGAAGAAGGGGCTAATATTCCCGTCGTCTTCGGAACGGTACTCATTAAGAATCCGCAAGTAACCGATTATTTTGACCCTAAAACAGAGGAAATTAAATCATGACTATTGTTAAGATTGACGACGTATTGGTGTGTGGTACATGTCATACGGGTGCTAAATATCTCGCCGACCAATACGGTGTTGATTGGTGGGACTTTCTCCAAAACGGAATTGATGCCTCCAAGCTCGAACATATTGACGACATTAATGTAAAAAACGCTATTGCCGCCGCCACACAACGTGAAATGAAAGAAGGTAAATAATGGGACGCAAAGCAAAACCCCAGACGATAGGTTACAAATACTCTCTTGGTATGGTGATGACAATCTGTCACGCTCCTATTGATTTTGTGACGGAACTCATTTTTGGCGAGAAATCTGCTTGGCAGGGTCAATCCAAAGACCGTCGACTCTATATCAACGAGCATGAGCTTTTTGGTGGGGATAAAAAGGAAGGTGGTGTCGCTGGTTCGGTAAATATTCATTCGGGTGAGCCCAACCAGCAAGTAGACCCATATATCGAGCATTTTCGAGGGGAGACCTCCGCACAACGAGGTCTACTCACTATGGTATTTGGCGACGAAGGCTATGTACCAGATAGCGACTATCGGACTATTGATTGGGATAAAAGTACAATCAGCGAGAAGATGTATCAGGGAATCAGTGAATCAATCTCTAAACATTTTAAGCGAATTAGAGGGGATGGTAACTATGTTCCAGATGCCTTTGAGAGAATCAACAATTCCTTGCAAGCATTAAAGATTATCGCTGGTAAGGAAAATGGGGAGCTTACGGACGCGTTACTGCGTGACTATCTCAAAGAAATCTCAGCAGGCAACCGTACTGGTTACGCATTTGAGGACACTGGTAAAGACGGCAGAAACTGGAACAGACCAGAGCGTAGACTGGGTGCGATTCCTCAGTTGAGAGAAAAATACAAGACCAATCGCGGCGTTGCTATGGCGTATACCAAAGCTATTTTTATTGATAGCGTCGCAGGCTTGTATGAGCATGGCAGTTGGCGTGAGAACGGTGAACACACTGTTCGATTCCCAGCAGATGAGTTTTTTGGGCAAGAAGTTCGTGTAAAACTCAAAACCATGCCAGAGTATACTCGTCCTTTCTACTGGGGCAACAGCCCTTATTTCAAATCGACATGGGTTCGCGTACAAGCCATCAACAGTGGCTGGACTCACGGTTTGTGGTATCCAGAAAAGGCGGCTATTGACGGCGGTGTTGTTGAATATACCAAGGGCGGTAAAAAACTAACTTTCCCTGTTTTGGATATGAACCCTGCTCATATCCTATACAAAACATTAACCAATGGCGATTGGGGCATGGGTTATCATCCTTCCGATATTGACGAAGAGAGTTTCCGTAAGGCTGCTGACAAGCTGTACGACGAGAAGTTCGGGATGTCGATTATCTGGGATAGTGCCAAAACAATCGAAGACTTCAATGCTGAAATCTTGGATACCATCGACGGCGTTATCCGTGTCAACGTAATCACTGGCCGATTTGAATTGTTGCTCATCCGAAACGACTACGCAGTAAGCGAGCTTCCTGTATTGGACGAAAGCTCCATCGTGGAAATCAGCCGCTTCGAACGCTCCTCTTGGGGCGATGGTGCAAATGAAATAGTACTCACATACAAAGACCGCAATGAATCCGACGTTGTTCTTGTGAAACAGAACTTAGCCGCGATTGAAATCCAGCGTGGCGTAATTTCATCATCGCAAACTTACAAGGGCGTACATACCAAGCATATTGCCGAGTTGATTGCTGAGCGTGAGTTGAAATTGACAAGTTCTTCAATCGCGAAAATGTCGATTAAGATTAACCGTCTGAATTACCTGCTCCAAAACGGTGATGTATTCGTCTTGCAGTGGAAGAATTTGGGTATCAAGTCGATGGTTTGCCGAGTGGGTTCTATTGTTCGTGGTGAGTTTGACGACGGCATCATTGAGGTTGAGGCTGTTGAGGATATATTCGGTATTACCAAGTCGTCCTACGAGGTCATTCCTGACGATACTTCGCCCGAAGAAGATGTGAACCGAGTCGTTCTTACCGCCGAACCAATCAAGACAATGCGCGTTATGGAAGCGTCATATCACGACTTGCAAACCGTAACGCCTGCCGAGAATCTCAACAGCGTTATTCGACTGGTTGACGGCGGCTCAACATACCCACTGATACTGGCAGAGAAACCATCATTGGCGACAATGAACTATGACCTGTTTGCATCTAACGGCGGCAGTGCTTTAAAAAAGGTGGCGGATGACGTTTCTTTTAATCCCACTTTCAGACTGGCACAAGACGTTGCGCCTACTTTTGAAACCTTTAGGGTGGATGACTTTAACGGTCAACCTCCTGTTGTTACTGAAGACATGTATATCGTAGTCAATGACGAGTGTATGAGTATTGACGCTATCGAAGATGACGGTACGATTCGGGTTAAACGCGGTATTCTTGACACCCTGCCGGCGTTCCACGTCTACGGTGATATTGGCTATATTGTGACGGTAAGCAATGTTTCCGACCCGAACAACTACGCAGTCGGTTCAACACTGTCATATAAAACGGTAGCGCAGTCGGTAAACAATTCGACAAACCTTGATGATTCTAAGGAAGTAACTACTGACCTGATTGGCCGCGCCGCCCGACCTGCACCAGTGAACTCTGTCACAATCAACGAGAATTACTATCCTGAGCAGGTAAGCCGAAGTAAGCCGATTGAGCTTTCATGGAATACACGAAATCGCAAACAGATGATTCCTCAAAACGTGTATTGGGGCAGTGGTTCAGTCACTCCAGAGGAAGGACAAACAACCAGCATTAAGCTGTTCAACCCTAATATCGAAGGCGATGAAGGCTTGATTCAGGAGGTTAAAAACACCGAAGAAACAAGCCACACATTTATCGCGCCTAAGGATGAGGTTAAATTGGAACTTGGCGCATCCATCCCCGATTTGGTATATCACTATGACTTGTCGAAAAAGCCGCTTGTGCCGCGCGTAGGCTCTAATACCCAGCCAGCCGTTGTTCACGGCACTGGTGAGGTTGATGGCGCGGTAAAAGGCACAAAAGTGCCAGAGTTAGGCGTAGACCACTGGATTGACTTGCCATATGATAATGTGATGAATAGCAATACGTTCACCGCAATTGCCCGTTTGAAATTTGGGTCAAACAATGTTCCAATCTTCACTATTGGGGAAGTTGAAAGCACCGCTAAAACGTTGGGTTATCAACGGTTCGCCTTTGCAGCATATGAGGGCAAGCTGGTGTTCTGGGTCGGTGATGAATTGCCTGAATATTTCAGCAAGGAATTTGACATAAGCAGCCACATTGATGATAAATTCCATGATGTAGCGGTGACCGTCGATATGGCTGAATATCGTGTTGAAATGTTTGTCGACGGTGAAAGTGTTGTAGTCGCGGAGAATCCTGTTAAATTCCCATATGACTCCGATGGTGTTGAGAATTTGTTCAGTATCACTGACGCGATTCGCAATACGATTGATGAAACAGACACCATTTATGGCGTTCAATCATCGCAACTGGTATCAGATTTCATCGAAGTTTTGCCCAACATGGCCTATGCGCTTAAATCTGAGATTAACGCCAAACACGAGGACGGTTATCTGTTCTACGCAATCTACGACGCAGATAAAACACTCATTGATGAGGTCGTCGCTGTTGAGGATGGCTCGTCAAATTCAGAGGGCTTAATCGAACGGTCGACATCATTCACAACACCAGAAAATGCAAAATACATCAAAGTTGGTTCGAGTTATTTGCAAAATGGTAATGGTCGATTGATGTTTGCCAAGTCGGAAAACATGCCCGACTATAACCTGAAAGCTGGTGATAAGTGGTTGTATGAATTGCCTGCGACTGGAAAGGCTCACTTGGGTGTTCGTCGTCACTTGGATAATCCCGAATATACCGACAGTAATGCGGTAATAAACGACTTCCTGCTGTACGGCAAAGTGCTTGAAGCAACTGAGATAAAAACCATTTCGGAAGCATTCATCCAACGCCACTGGCCAGAGGTTGTCGGTATTGAGATTGAAACCGAACGGAACAACTTAGCATCTTGGCAAAAGTTCAGATGGATTGTTGAAACCGCGCTTTTTGACTAAAACTAGAACGAAACATCTAACCTGTGCTATTATAGTTCGGGTTAGATGTTTTTTTTTCATTAAGGAACTAAATCAATGAAATCTATAAAACAATGGGTTGTTGTACACTTTGCAACCGAACTCAAAATATTCACAATTCTCATCATGCTCTTAACATTGGGTGTCATGTTGTATGACCGACACATCAATGACACGGTGATGCCAAACTTTTACCAAGTGAGCAAGGACGACTGGTGGTTCTGGTTCATAGCGAACCTTTCAGGTGTTATTGTTAATATAACCTTGCTGATAAATACCAAGTGCATTAAATGCAGATTGCTTAGTGATTTAATGTTACAATTATCGGGGTTTCTGATATTACTAATGGGCTGGGCATTTCTCGCAGTGTACCCACCCCTGAATGGGTTCATGGTTGCCTATCCTATCTGGGGTATCCTGATTATTGTTGCAGGTCGTCACATGGGGAAGGCTAACCGCGAACTGCATCAACAATTGGGATAATAAAATGTGGAACGACATACTCAACTTAAATACAATAGTAGGCATGGTGGCGGCAGCAATCGCCGTACTTTTAGGGGTTTCCATTAAAGAAGTCGGGTATCGAGTTTATATCTTGGTGCTTATTACAGCAGTTTTGAGTTCTGCTGCGGTAATTGAGACTTGGATGGGAAATAGCACAGTAATGAAATCGGCAACAGTTGGATGGGTCATCGGTTATATCGCGGATGACGTGCTTCTGACAATTAACGCCTTGCTGCCTGATTT